TACCAGGAAAAGCAAAATCTTTAGTTAACAAATTTTCATTTGTTTTATTAATTTCTTCAAAAGAATCAACAGCTGTTTTTCCTTTTTCAATTAAATCTTTTTTTTGTTGCTCTTCTAACAGTTTTTGTAGTTCTGATTGTTTTTCTTTTTCTACTAAAGTCATTTCATTTAAAGATTTTATTAAGCTTTCATCTTCTACACCTCTTTCCCTTATTGATGGTGGTTTACGAAATTGTTCTTGTTTTTTATAAAACTCTTCTGAACGAGGAGGAGTAAAAGTAGCTTTTATTAAACTTGGTCCACTAGCCATAATACCTGAAGGCATATTATTATTCGTAATATTAGGATTACGAAACATAGGTCTATCAAATACGCTTCTTATTGCCATTATGCTGACCCCATAGGTCTAGGTCCTCCAAAGAAATTACCAAATCCTCCAGCAGAACCTACTGCTCCAAGACCCGCGATCCTGTGCTTGGTGGAGGTGTTCTTGTTGTTGAATAAGTTTGTTGTAAGGCTGGAACACCTCTAAATATGTCAGACATAAAGCCGACTTGTTGATAAGGCAACGCTTGCTGTGCCAATTCATTTGCTCTTGTAATGTCAAGACCTCTTTGTGTTTGTCCTTGTTGTAGACTGCCAATACCTAATAATGTGTTAACATCTTGCACACCCATTTGTTGCCCTAATTGTCCAAGACCTGCCTGTGATACACCCAATTGTCCAGTTAATTGTGCTTGTTTTAATTGTTGTTGTGCTGCTTGTTGTGCCGCCGCTTGTGCTTGAGCAAATCCTTGTGATCTTAATTGTGCACCCGTTCTTGCTTGTTGGTCTAAAATATTACCTGCAAGTTCTGCTTCTGCAACACCTCTTCTTGCTCCACCAAATGCACCTGCACTAACGGCACCTGCACCTAGTTTTGCTCTTTGTATATCTCCTTGTGCAGCAATGTCTTCATATTGTTTTTGAATTACATCTTCTGTAAAAGGACTCATAAATTGTTGATAAGACGTTGGTGTTATGTTTGCACCCATTGCACCAGTAATGCCTTCACCTATTGCACTGCTACCTGCTTGTAAAAAAGGTGCATAAGAACCAACTCCTTGCATAGCACTTGCCACGGCTTGTTGTTGTGCTGGTGATAAATCTGCTAATTTCTGTTCAGCAAAAGGCATCATAGAACCTTCGCCAGTTAACCCCTCTGCACTTTTAAATATATCAGCTAAAAATTGTTCTTGGAATGGTGCTAATCTTACAATTTGTTCTTGTGTTGCTGTAGCCATTATGCGACCCTTTCTAATTCAGACATCATATCATACATTCTTGCTGCACCCAAGTCCCTATCTCCACCTCCAGCACCTCTTATAGCTTTAGCAGTTAATACAAACTCACCATCTGATAATCTTGCGGGAACAGAATCACTTGTACCAGTCCCTGGTCCGTTGACCTCTCCACCTCCAGCTAGTGTATCAATACCTTGTCTTTTTCTAAGTTCTTCAAAATATAATTTTCTTTCGTTTGGATTATCTAAATTATATTCTTTATCTCCAATTAAACCTGTTCCTAACCTAGATCTTCCAGTTGGATAAGGTCTCATTTTGCTTTCTTCTTCTTTTTCTTCCTCTCCAAGTGCTAACGCACCAAGACCTAGTGTGCCACCTATTGTTGCAATACCAGTTGGTGTTTTAGCAAACCCTATAGCTTTGTCAATAAATGATGGTGTTACTTGAGACGTTTGTGGTAATAAAGTTTCTGGACCATACGCTGCTCCAGGCACAGGTGCTGCGGCAGATGACACTGCTTTAGTTGCCGTTGGGCCGTAACCTGCTGATGCTCCTAAACTGCCCACACCATAACCTAATGCGGCTGCCATTAAAGCTTCCTCTGTGCTTTTACCTGCGGCTAAACTTCCAATACCAGAACCTATTGCCGCACCCGTTGGGCCAGCAACCATAAAACCAATAGTGCCACCTATGACTGGTGCTGCTTTCTTTAAAGCTTTTGTAATGTTTTTAAATATTCCCATGGTTTTTTATTTTATCAATTATTTCCTATTTGTTCAATGCTATATGTTCGTTAAAGCACTTGTTGTTATTCTTGTTTTAGTTAATTCTTGTATACTCGCAATAACATGAAGTCTTGCTCCAGTTGCCGCTTGTACTTTTAAAACTTCTCCACCTTGCATAATTAAATCATTTGTCAGTAATTCTTTTGTGCTTAACGCACCCACTTCTTCTAATTTATACACACTAAAAGTATCTGAACCAGAAATAAGTGTCACTGTTATTGTATCAGCACTGCCAGAATCATTAGACACTAACAAAGAGTTTACAACAGACGCATTAAAATCTGAATCGCTTGGTGCAGTATATAAAACTGTGTCGTTTGTATTTGTTAAATCAACTTTAGCATTTGTTAAACCTTGTATATATTGTGGAATACTTGTAATCAACATTATCTTCTACCATCTGGACGTATATCTATTTGTGGTGTCCCAAGTTTATATTTACACCCAAGTTCACTTGAGTCTACCCTTATTGCAAAAGACCTACCTCGAATACGAAAATCTAATTTATTTGTAAATTGCTCTATTGGAGATGTTGACGATCTTTGTGTATCACCAGAACCTGTTTGATCATAACTAGCACCAGAATAATTTTTTGCTTTAACTGTAAAAGATACAGTAGGATTTACATTGGTAGACCCAACAAAAGTAACATCAGGAATTAATTGTTTTATTGACACAAATTTGTCGCCATCTGCCATATCCATTGGTGCAGATTCTATGAAAGAACTCATGGCAGAACCATCATCATCATATCCTATTTCATGATTATACAAATAAGAACTACCTGTTGCTAAAGGTAAATCTCTAATACCTCTATCTAACCAAGCATCTCTAGCCAGTGTGCCGTAATACCAAACTCTTTCTGTGTAGTTATAAACAACGTAAGCATCTATATCAGAACTACTTGATGTTGGATAAAACCAAACAATTTCTCCAAACTCAGTGTTTAATCCCACATGAACTTTATCTTTTTCTTCAAAGTTAAAATCTAAAAATACTTTATCTTTTACTGTGCAAGGTAGTTGTTGTGTTTGTCCAGTATAAACATAAAAAGTATCAACACCCATCCAAAACACTGCATCATCTACTGCGACTGCTGATTTAGAACTCATGATTGTAATATTTTTTGAAAGTTCTTGCAGACCAAAAGTAAAAGGTGGTCCAATAAATTTCATAGCATGAACTGTTTTGTTAGTGAAAACTAATATTTGTTGTTTTGTCTCAACGGCTTGAACAAATTCTGATCCTCCACCTAATCTTAAATCACCCGCTGTGTTTGTTGCCGTAGGAAACCAATCAACTGGATTTTCTTGTGTAGAAAAACGAATTAACAAAGGATCTTGAGTGCCGTTACCTTGTGTAGCAGAACTGTTTGCACCTAATCCGTCACAGCCAAAAGCAATAACATGACGATCTTGGTCAGAAACAACAACTTGTTTTGCTATAGTAGGCACACTTTTTTCTCCAGAGTAAGTAGAAGTTGCACTTAATTCAACAGCCCTTGAAGATAAACCATTTGATTTGTCCCAATAATAAAGACCTGCATCTTTAGGGTTTATAATTAAATCTTCACCAAAATTATCATGTGACCATGTTCTTATTTGAGCACCAGACACAGTAATTGCTGCTGCATTACCCCATCCAACAAAATCATTAGCTGAATCTGCATTTCCTACTGCTAGTCTTACAAGTGTATTATCAGCATGAGTTGCAGCCGTTGTGCCACTGGCTCCTCTTGTTGATGGGCCACCTCCAGTTCCTAGTGTATTAGAAGACAATGTGCCTACAGTAATTAACTCTTCTTCTATTAAAATGGTGTCGGTAGCAACAATACCAGTTGAACTATCAACATCTATAGCCGTTTCACTATCATCTAATGCTTCGTTAAGTTGTGTCGCTAATGCTCCACTTGTTGTTCCACTCCATTGTCCTGCACCCCAACCAGTTCCACCAACAGTAGCATTTAAACCAGTGTTAATTTGATAAGCACCAACAACACTAGAACCTCCATTTCCTGTGTCAGAACTATTAGCTGCACTTGAAACTGTAATTGTGTATTGATTTGAACTTATTAAAGTTACAATTTGATGTTCTGCATTTAACACAGATGCCGTAACTGTGCCTCCTAAACTATCTGCACCAGAAAAAGTTACAAAATCATTTTCATTAGCACCATGTGCTGGATCTATAACGGTCACAGTTGTAGAGCCGTCAGTTGCAGAAAAAGTTACGTCACCAGAACTTGTCGTTACTCGTAGTGGTGTTATGTCGTTAAAAGTTGTTCCTTCTTCAATATAATATTTAAGATGTGTGCCAACACCCAAGTAATCAGAACCATCTAAAGCCACCCAATTGTGTAATCTTCTAGCACTACCTTGATAAGTATTAGAACTATATTTAGACCAACCACCTATTTTTTCTGGAAAACCACTACGAAATCTTATCTTGTTTCCATCTACATAACCACCTTCGTTACTATAAGAAGTTACATCTGAATTAATACCTGGTTTAAATTTTAAAGCTGAAAAAGGCATTATGATACATCTCCCGTTCTTGTTCCGTTAGCTGTAAATGTTGTGTTTGAATTACCTACAAGATATTTACCTGCAGAACCACCAGTTCCTACAGATTGAAAACCACTACCACTACCATTTGATCCAGCGGCACCTATACCTCCACCAGCACCACCACTATTGCCACTAGCATGAGAACCACCAGAACCACCAGATGAAGCATTACCACTTGAACCAGATTGACCTTGAGAACCATTACCAGAACCACCAGAGCCACCTACAGTTCCAGCACCGCCACCACCTCCAGAGCCA